TGGTTGTTTTAAAAACGACCAATTAGCTAAAAGATCAACTTTAAATTTAACGGGATAGAAATTTAATCATTTAACTGCTTTAGAAAAAACCGAACAAAGAAAAGATGGTAAAGTTGTTTGGAAATGTTAGTGTGATTGTGGTAATATTGCTTATGTTACTACAAAACATTTAAAAAGTGGAGAAGTAAAATCCTGTGGTTGTTTGAAAAAATAGCATCAAATAGAATTCGGACAAAGAAATACTAAAGATATTACTGGATAGCGTTTTGGAAAATTAATTGCTTTACGAAAAGTTGGAAATTCAAATAATAGTAATAGTGGTTGTTTATGGGAATGCCAATGTGATTGTGGAAATATAATTCAAACTAGATTACATAACTTAACAGATGGGTCAACTTCTTCTTGTGGTTGTATAAAATCAAAAGGAGAAGCAAAAATATTGTAGATACTTTAGAAAAATAATATAAGCTATGAATATTAGAAAACGTTTCCAACTTGTATAAACCCTGAAACTAATTATCATTTATATTTTGATTTTTATTTACCAGAATATAATATTTTAATAGAATATGACGGAGAACAACATTTTAGTTACAAAAACGATAATGGTTGGAATAACAAAGAAAATTTTGAACAAACACAATTTAGAGATAATTTAAAAAATGAATGGGCTATAAAAAATCACTATTAGCTAATTAGAATACCTTTTACAGAATATGATATATTAAGTTTAAAAAAATTGATAGGAGATAATTATGAAAGAATTCCCCATTGAGAAGTATCGGTTTTATACTAACGGTAAAAAAGTAATAGCGGTTAGTACATATTGCGGGAAGGTGATTCGTGGTACGGCTTCTTGTAATCCAAAGGATAAGTTTGACCTTGAAAAGGGTAAAATGCTTGCGGCGGCTCGTTGTAACGAACGCGTAGCTAGAAAGCGCGAACGCATGGCCACAAACCGCATGTATGAAGCAAGAGATGCTGTGGCTAATGCTATGGAGTATCTAAATGCTATGAATGATTATAAGGTTGACGCGACTAACGCTCGTATGGCAGCCGAAACCAAACTTGCTGAACTCCTGGAGGATATGTAATGCCTGATATTATATATCAGGATTCATATTAGTATTTAACTCGATGCTGTTTAAACATCACTGATGCTTGTAATCTTTAGTGCCGCTATTGTTTTGTGGAACAACATCCACATTACATGACGTTACAAACGGCGCAAGATGCAATCCAATGGTTACTTAAAAATCGTGAATTAAAACATGATGATAAAAACATATTTGTGAATTTTTTTGGTGGAGAACCAACTCTATTATGGAATGAACTTATGGTTCCATTAGTAGAATGGGCTAGAGATAGTCAGTTTCCTATTTCTTTTGGAATGACTACTAATGGAACTCTTCTTAATGAAGATCGCCTTAAATGGATGAAAGATAATCAATTAGGTATGCTTTTATCTATAGATGGTGATCAACCTACATAGAGTCACAATAGACCTTGTCGCAATGGTCAAGATAGTTTTGAATTAGTTTCTAAAAATATTCCTTTAATTTTAAAATATTATCCAGAAGTAACATTTAGAGCAACAATATATAAAGATACAGTTCAAAATTTGTTTGATGATTATTGTTTTGCTATGCGGCAAGGCTTTAAGAACGTATTTTTTACACCAGACGAACGGCACCCCTGGCCGCAAGACAAAATAGATATATTAAGAGAAGAATTATCTAAAATATTCTCTTATATATCTTTATGTTTTAATAATAATATTTTACCAATTCACTGGTCAACAATTAATGAAACCTATCGTAATATTTTACGAATGGATTTGGATACCTATAATGATATTGATATAACTCAATATCCAAAAAATATTAAGCGCTGTGGTCTTGGGATTACAATGGGAGCTATTGGATATGATGGCACTGTTTATGGTTGCCAAGAACAAGTATCTCCAGATATGAAATCTATTTTTTGTATTGGAGATATTTATACTGGAATAGATAAAAATAAACATTTAAATCTTTTAACAAAATATTCTGAAACTTTAAATAATGAATGTGAAAATAAAGATTTATGTATAAATTGTGAATTAAAACCATTATGTAAAAACAGAGTTTGTCCATCAACCGCTTTAGATATTACTGGACATTTTAATATAGCGACTGAATTACATTGTTTATGGAATAGATGGTTATATATTAATTGTTTGTTATTAATGCATAATATGGTTGAAAATAATAACCAAACTTTTAATAATTATTTAAAAGATTGGTGTGGTTATAAAAGAAAGGAGGAAGTAGAATGAGTTAGTGTTGTACAGATTGTTGCACAGAACCATGCGATACCTGTCAATCTTTTTGCGAAACTGGTAACCAATGGGCGCAATCTACTTTCTTCTGGAATAAAGGCGGAAGTCCAGTTTGTGTTGAAAAAGGTTAGATTATAAGTCCTAATCATTTTAACGTAGAAGCTTGGAATTCAATTATTACTGAATTTAATAATATTTATCGTAGAGGTAATGCTGGATTTATAATTGATGAACAGGAACCTTATAGAACAACTGGCGATGTTAAATCAAAATACATGTCTGCCGCAGAATTCAATCGAGTTTGTTCTATGCTTACGCAAACTGGTAATAATGCTGAGCATTTAAAAAGATAGCCTGGAGATGTTATTAAAGGCTCATATTTTTAGGATTTAGAAGCGTTAATGCATTAGGCTTATTATGGGTAGGCTTAGTGTGATACTTGTAACACAAATTGTGATAATTGTAATGCAGAATGTGGAGACTGCGGCGATTGTTGCGACACAGATAGTGGTTAATTGAAATTAATAAAAAAATATTATATAATATATATATAAGATAAGAAATGAGGAAAAGCCAACCGATTGGGAGGAAAAGGGACGTAAAGTGCCTCGCTAGATATATAACTAGAAAAGATCTCATACCCGAGATAAATCGCGGAAAGTAATTTCTTATCTTATAGACTCTTACAGCTAAATAATAATCTCCATTTTTTATAACAATGATCTGATTAATCATTAAAGAGTCTAGCTTAACAGGTGCTACGACAGACTGGCAAATGAAACCTTTGATATGGTGCGGGTTAGTAAAACGCTGTAGTTAAATGGAATTTGAAAAACAGCCTATTTTGAAATTAATAAAAAATTATATTATAATATATATATAAAGAAAAAGGAAATAAATATTGGGGAGTTGCATAAAGGTTAGTGCAGCGGTCTCTGAGGAAGACATATAGAGTGTAAGTTGGTGCAATACCGACCTTTCTCACCAAAAACCGCGGGTCTGAGTTCGATTCTCAGCTCCCCTGCCATAAAACTAAAGACAGATACAGCAATTATTTGTTAGGATATGCAAAGTTCAACTCTTTGGCTGTCTTGCGTTTTCTAAACTCGCAGGTATGGCGTAATCTGGTAGACGCGATGGACTTAAAATCCATTTCCGCTATGGAGTGAGGGTTCGAGTCCCTCTACCTGCACCAAAACTTGTTCAAAACAAAGTTTATAGATGTTATTAATTTTTAGACTTAAACAGCAAAGTTGTTTAAAAAGTAATCTGTTAAATTACATTTTTTATTGAGTCTAGTTTTTAAATGTAACTTTTAGCAGAGGTATATTATGTACTTCTGCTTTTTGTTTTTATATGGGAGAATATACCGTAAGTGGTAGCGGGACTGACTGTAAATTAGTTGCTTTATAGCTCGGGTGGTTCGACTCCATCTTCTCCCACCAAACGCGTTTGTAGCTCAGTGGCCAGAGCTGTCGACTCTTAATCGACGGGTCGGGGGTTCAAATCCCTCCAAACGCACCAAATATGCAGATGTAGTTCATTTAGTAGAATGTTTGCTTGCCAAGCAAAAGGTAGCGAGTTCGAATCCCACCGACAGTACCAAAAACATCAACAGCAAACTACTTATATGTAATTGTCAAATGGTTAAGACGTCAATCTGAAAAATTGAAACTGTGGGTTCGATTCCCACTTACACTTTTGGTGTCTTGTTTTTTTAAAGGAATTTTATATGTTATATACTATTTTTCAAATTGGATGTGTTCTCATTGGATCTTTTATTCTATTTCCATTGCTAATTGATTCTTTGAGTAAATTAATTTGGTTAGCAATGGGCGGTAATGAAGATGATTTTAAATACTAATGTAGCCCAACTTGATAAAGATACTTGGATCAAATATAATTCAATATGGGTTCGATTCCCATATCTTCCACCAAATGCGCTGTTAGCTCAGTTGGTAGTAGCAGAGGACTGAAAATCCTCGTGTCGTTGGTTCAATTCCAACCCTAGGCACCAAACTTTTTAACGCTCCCGTAGCTCAGTTGGTAGCAGCAACAAACTTTTAATTTGTGGGTCGCGCGTTCAAATCGCGCCGGGGGCACCAACAAAATTGTCGATGTAGTCAAGTAGCTAAGACAGTGGTCTGCAAAATCATGATCGTGAGTGCAATTCTCACCATCGACTCCATAATAGATTTTATTATTCCTCTTGTCCAAAAGGATTCAATGAGAAAAAGGAGAATATAAATGAGCAATAAGTTTATGAACGCTATGAAGAATGAAGCTAATTTTACATATACAGAAAATGGTGCTGGCACTTATACTAGCACTATGGATGCTTTGCTTGATTTGTTTGCGCTTGGTGCTGCGTACCGTTCCAGAAGTGATGCTGATTGTGTGAATCTATTCCAGAAGGCATTTCAAGAAGATGAGACTCTTGCTTTGAAGTGCCTCTTCTATATGAGAGATATTCTGGAAGGCCAGGGGGAGCGTAGATTCTTCCGTGTAATTTGCCGCTGGCTTGCTCGTACGAACGCATCTGCGATGAAGCGCAATCTTCAGAACGTGCCTTTTTATGGCAGGTGGGATGATCTTTATGCCTTTGAGGGTACTCCTCTTGAAGCAGATGCTTTTGAAGTAATCCGCAATCAGCTTGCCCTTGATGTTCAGTGTAAGACTCCTTCTCTTCTGGCTAAGTGGCTAAAGAGTGAGAATACTTCAAGCGCTGAGTCTCGCAGACTTGGTGCTCTAACTCGTAAGTACCTTAATATGACTCCTAAGCAGTACAGAAAGACTCTTTCTATTTTGCGTGAGCGTATTAATGTAGTTGAGCGTCTTATGAGTGCTAATCAGTGGGATAAGATTGAATTTGATAAGATTCCGTCTCGTGCCGGTTTAATTTATCGCAATGCCTTCGCTCGTCACGACATTGAGCGTGCAAGGGCAGGCGCGCGCACTTATGAAGATTTCGCTAAGGACAAAAATACCACTGTAAACGCTAAGGCTCTTTATCCTTATGATGTAGTTAATAAGGCTATGGCTTTCGGAGATTGGGGTTATTACTATAATCACAGTCGTAAGTCTCAGGACCTTAATGACACTGAAAGGCTCATCGTCAATAAATATTGGGATAACTTGACCGATGTGTTTAATGGTTATTCTTTCAATGGTATTTGCGTTTGTGATACTTCTGGCAGTATGTACGGAGAACCTCTGGCTGTAGCCATTTCTATTGCCATGTATTGCGCAGAACATAACCATGGGCCTTTTGCGAATCACTTCTTTACTTTTAGTAGCAATCCTACTTTTGTTGAAGTTCAGGGAGTTGATTTTGTTGATAAGGTTGGACGCATTTCTCGAGCTGATTGGGGCGGAACTACAAATATTGAAGCAGTATTTGACATGATGCTCCAGATCGCTAAGAAAAACCATTTGCGTCAGGAGGACATCCCCCAGAATATTATCTGTGTGACGGACATGGAATTCGACTCTTGTGTACGTGGAGGGTCTGTCTCTAATGACCGTTGGTCTAGTTATGGAACCCCTGCGAACGAGACGCTTTTTGAAACCCTTGAAAAGCGTTGGGAGGCAGCTGGATACAAGATGCCGAATCTTGTGTTTTGGAACGTAAATGCAAGAAATGATCGTATTCCAATGAGAGTATCTGGTCATGTCAGTTATGTATCTGGTTTTAGTGCAACTTTGTTTCAGCAAATTATGGAGGGCAAAACAGCATATGACCTTATGCTCTCCAAGCTCAATAGTAATAGATACGCTCGTATCCGGTAATGTTTGAGCAAATATGATTAATAAGCCTCCTATATAACATTCCATTAGTACGGATACCCTATTGGGAACGTGATAATATCACATTAGAGATGTTATTAGGAGATAAATATTTAGTTTGATGCTTGATAAGCTGAATAGTGAAAGATATGAGAGAGTGAAGTAAATAAAAAAAGGGGAGATACCTTAATTGGTATCTCCCCTTTTTCATGTTTTTCCGAAGATTTGGTCCGGCCGGCATC